TGTTGCTGTTGGCGATGTTGTTTACCTCCGTTCGCAATCTACTGTTTCTGAAAATGGGCTTTATGTTGTGGGTACTGGTAATATTATTGCTGCAATGGTTCATACTCCGGAACCTCTACTTTATATCATCCAACAGGGTACTTCTAATGGCGATTCTCTTTTTATTAGAGTTTCCGATAATGGTGATGAGATTGTAAGCGTTAAAAATGGCTTACCTACCTCTGTTGCTGAGTCTATTCTATTTGGAAATGCTACTGGTGGTTGGAATATTTCAAGCACTGCAAAATGTACTGGTGCCACCTTTGAAGTTGGTATCGTTGAGCTCCTTCCTACTGGTGTGATGGTTTCAGATAGTGCTGGCAATAATACCAATTTAATAACTGACCTTTCAATGTTATTAACCGATATTGCTAATAGCAATACTAATGAAATAACTGACTCCCAAATATTATTGACTTCCGCTCCTGTTGCTGGGCAAACTGCTCGCTTACGAGATGATGAATTGTTATTTACAGATACTGTTGGTGGTGATACTGGGCAATATACTAATGGTAATTTGAAGATTTGGGATATACTTCATTTATCAGAATTAACAAATCAAACTTTCCAAATGTCCATTCATGCTCAAGATCTTGTTACTAATATTGTTGCTACTACCGATGGCTACCACTTAAATGATCTTGCCAATGATGACATCCTTGAAAGCGATGAAATATTTAATGATAATAATTATGATAATTGGAAGTTCCTTAAGCTTAATTCTGTGCAAACTGAATCAATGCTTGAAATTTCCGCTCAATTAGTTGTTCTTTTCCCAACTCCTCAATCTTTGAGCGAAGGCTTTAGATTCCGTTTTTCATTAGATTCAACTGCAGTTGTTGATATTATTGGTGTTGCTCCTGTAAAAAGGATCTATCTAGGCACCAATATATTAACATCAGAAGTCTATTCCTTTGAAATTGATCCTTATATCAAAATGATTCATATCGGTAATTATGCCGATTTCTATCCTGTTAATAATGAAACTGAAACAGGGTATTATCTATATGAAATACGTTTCCAAATGTATCTTCATGCCACTGCTGGTGGTCCTAAATTCCCCGACGATATTATTCTTTCAGTAGCAAAACAATCTGGCACCGAAGCATTAACTCTTGTTGAGGGTTCTTATCTTCGCCATGAATATATTAATAACATTAATAATACTTAGTGATTCTTTCTTTTTAGCGTTGGAACTCACTAGATAGCGTACTTACTGTACGCTTTTTTTATCGTATTTTAAAATAAAATTTATACGTTTACGTTTACGTTTTATATAGTTTATTTATTTAGGTGTATTATGGATTTATTGAAGAAAAGAGTATATATTTCGGGACCTATTACAGGTGCTACTGAAGAGCAATTAAAAGCTTTTACTGATGCTGAAAAACTATTGAAAACTATTGGATTTGAACCTGTGAATCCTGTTACTCTGGGGCAGTCTTATATTAAATTATATGGTTCTACTAATGAAAAAGACATCTTGTTAAATGATCTGGAAGAGTTAGGAACATGTTCAACTATGGTGCTTTTACCTGGTTATGGGAAATCGCTTGGATGTATTACTGAAATAGCTTTTGCTAATTTTTGTGGTATTACTATTTGGGATGAGTTTGATGCTAATGGGTGGAAGTAATGTATAATATTAAAAAGAAAGATGATTCTTGGTATTTCAGTGATGTTTCGATGAAAGCATTAAGTCTTTTGAATTTAAATTTACTGAAAAGACAATAAGATCAAAACTGCTTATTATAATTGAACGTTTTGAAAATTCTATTATTAAATCACTCTATCATGCAAAGATTCTTGAGTGTAATTTTGTTGAATAATATAATGCCTTGGAGGTGATATTATGCCTGTTATGAAGAAATGGCGTGCTTGGTGCCGTAATTCTCAGTTTGCACATGAAAAAAGTGAGCAAATTATTGAAGCTACTTGTAAAGAAGAAGCCTTTCTGGCTCTTCGTGCAATGGATCCAAAAATTAAAATGCAAGATTTTAGTTTATATAAGCCGTTGCCTTGTGATGAAATCCCATCACTGAAATTATAAAATTCCTTTTTATTGTTTATACGTATAGCCTATCTCCCCCCCCGAGATAGGCTTTTTTTGCTCGCGACTTCCCTGCCGTGAGCAAAATATCCCAAAATGAAAATTAGAAAAATTTGGTATCGTGGCGAAATTTACTGGTATTTTATAAAAAAAAAGCTCCAGTATTGCTACTGAAGCTACGATGTTTCATAAATAAAAGACTGAGCTTGTTTATACTCCGTGTTTTTGGTCGATTTTAAGTTTAGATTCTTCAATCTCTATTAATTTGCAAGCGGCAATAAAATCAATTATCGGTCTTCGTGGAATAGGTCTTGTTATTGGGAGAAATATTGGAATATCGATAAAATTATATCTTCTTATTAGTGGTGTTTCAGTTTGATTAAGATATCCTGTTTCAATTATCCATCTATATTTTTTCTTTACTGCAAAGTGGAACTCTTCGGGATTTGTGTTATATACTTCTTCATCTGCGGTGCTGGGAAATTGCCTTTTAATCTCAATCCCTTTGTATTTCGCTTCAATCAAGTATGGTATAAGCCATATATAGTATTGTGCATCGTAAACAAATTGTCTTAGTTTGTGTATTATTATTATCATTTTATCCTCTTTTAATAAGTGTGTTTTTGATTGCATTATATAGTATTTTATGGTTTTCGTCATTAGTGTTGGAACGGTCAGCCGTATAATTGAAAAAAATATTCTGAAAGTCCATTCCAATATATAATATGTCTGTATTTGTGTAAAAGATATATACTCTGAGAGCGTTGTCAATTATAAATTGAGTCGATCCTGGTATTGCATTTTCTTTTATCATTTCAATCATTTTCTCTTGACTAATCATTTAATCTCTCCTTTTTTTCCTTTATGCTCATCATTATACTGGTCAATGATAAGATTCCATTCAGTTTCTGTTATTTTAATTAGATCTGGGGTTTTCATCTCCTCTTCGATATATAAAAGTATCATCTCATTGCTATCAATTTTAATTATTTCCATCCATGGTACTGTAAAGTTATCGCCATGTTTAATGTCTAGGATTTTATATATATATGAAAAGTTAGACGTTTTTAGACCATGTTCTAATAATTGAAAAATCTCTTTTCCAAGTTTTGTTCTTTTGTTCGGTGTTAAAACATCTTGATGTTTTTTGTGTTTTTTCCAAGCCTTTGTTATTAATTTTTCTGGATGAAGAAATTTGAATCCTGTATATGTCCTTGTTCGTAATAATGTTTGCTGGCTGCTGCTTCCTGTATATTGTTTCCAATTGCTACCGCATATTTCTTCTATAGCATCAATATTTTCTTTATCTAGTTCTAGTTCATGGGTTCTGAGCTCGTGAAATTTCTTGTAAATTTCAGAGTCTTTATTTGTTATTTTATAATACATTTCTTATCCTTATTATTTTCTTTTAAATTTTCCATAGTAATTCTCCTTGAATATATTTATTTCCCATTATTGCTTTTAAGCTATCTTTCATAAATAGTTTAATCCCTCTTTCTTTGCAGTCTTGTTGTAGCTGAAGAACCCATTCTTTTTTTGGCTTAATTTTACCCTTGCGATTCCCAGTTTCAGCTCCTACTATTATTGATTTTATATTTGCTAAATGGTTGGGGAGTGTTATAGGTTCTAATAGTGGTTCTATACTTATAAAGTCAATAGTAGCATAATCCAAGCTTAAAATTAAATTTTCTAATTGTGTTTTATCGGTAATTGTTACTCCAATAAATGTATTTGGAAAATTTATTTCAGTACTAAAATGTGATGTGTTATATTCATCTCTGCCAATATTCTTTCCGTTTGTGAGAAATATATATTGATGATGATTGTATTTTTCTATCATTCCTGCTATGTAATTTATAGCTGTGTACCTCCAAAAATAAATATCGCTCATGCTATTCATAAATATAGATCTGCCTTTTCCAATTTTTAATTTTTCAAGCTGACCTAAAAAGTATTGCGGATCTGTGAAGTCTTCCGTAAAATGAAATCTTTGGTTCATTTTACGTGCGTAGCAATATTCACAATTATTTTTACATCCGATTACTGGATTTAATGTGCTATTGCACCAGTCTATTTTTGTGTTATTCATATTGCCACTCCCACCTTAAGTAAAAAACCTCCATATTCAGTATATTCAAAGCCTCCTGTAACCCCAAATTTAGGAGTTATATTTACGATGGCAATAAGTTCCGCTCCGTAATTAAAGTGGCTACCTCGCTTATGTGTGTAGGTGCCGTATGGTATTGGCTCTTGATTTTCAAGTTTAGAAAAATCGGAAAAACCGACTATACTATTTAATGCTACTCTAGTTTTATCAGAGAGCTTTAAACTCTTACCCAAATAAGCATTATATATAACTGTTTCAATTCCATCTGACTGACCATATCCGCAGCCAAGTTTCAATATAATTTTATCGCTAGAATATCCAGCTTCAACAACGCAATTTATATCACGTCCTTTACCATATCCAACTAATAAATCACCACCTATTAAATTCACCGTACTAAGAATCAGAAGTATTGCTATTATTACAGCAAAATCTATGAGTCTTGCTTCTATTCGCTGCATTTCTTTTTCAGTTTTCATTATTCTGCTTCCTTATAATATATTTTTAAAAAACAAGTCTTTTGTGCTTTGTCCCGAAAGCGTGGAGTGTTATTCAAATACACATTCTTTACTGATACTCCGTGTGCTTCTTCATATTGGTTTATCAGAGATTGTATATTATCTTCTAATAGCTTTTTTTCAGCTTTTCGGTGATGTTCTTCCATGTTTTTAACTTCTTCTTTAACTTCCATTATAATTCCCCTCTGGTAACATCAATACTTCGGTGCCCATTTGAATTATTTGTGTAGATTATTTCTTTTATTCCCAAAAATTCGAAGTCTTCTTTTTGATCAATAAGGTGAAGTATATCTCTACTTAATTCATCAGCATGATATTCCAGTGATTTTAAGTGTATTTCGCTTAGATCTACGTGTCTTGTGGATCCAATTAATTGCCATTCGTTTGAGCTGGCATTCTCTTCATTCATTATATATTTTGTTTTTTGGCTAGTCCCTATGTAAATAAATTGTCCTACCATGATTGGTATTCTATATATTAATTTTGGTGTTTTTGTTAGTATAAATTCCTTATACTCATCTAATTTCCAATTATCTTCTGGTATGAGTGTAAAAATATCAAATCCTTCTCCCTTATTAATAAATCTTAATCCAAAGTTTTTTAAATGATTTATTTGGTTTGGTGAAATATTTAGGTGTTTCATTTTCTCTCTCCATATAATTTTAATTTAACCACGTCCTTCCAACTTTGATTTAAGCTGTCCCATTCTTGGAAGTAATATTCTTGATTATGTTTTGTCGGTAATATGATTTCTGAAAGACAGCAAGTGCATCTAATCCTTCCTAGAAATACCCAAAACTCGCTATTATTGCAGCAAGGACATTTAATTGATTCGTCCATTAGATTATCTCCTCAAGTAATTCACAATCATCAATCAATATCTCTATATTTACAATCCTGGTTTCTATTTTATTACTCAAATTCCCGTCGCAATCGCAATCTGTAATATATTCCGATAGAGTTAATCCTGGATCTTGAATAAATCCATCTTCAGCATATATGGGAATATTATACTCAGTCCAATTAACTTCTGGTACCTCCAGTAAATTATTACTACTATTTTCTAATTGATTGAGATATTTCCTAAATTGTTGCGTTGCTTCGGCTGGTAGCTCCCCTGTTAAATAAAGAAATGATATTCCGTATGCTTGGGATTTATGTTCTGCTATATAGCATTTACCATGCCCTTGTTTATAGTCATTTTTGAACATGTAAGCTTTGAGTTTAGAGTTTGACATATTGTCTCCTTAATTATTATTATTGAGTGGATGAAATTTAGAGTGTGATTCCATCATTTTTGCTGTTGAAATTTTTGCGTATATACGCGTTGTTTTTATATCTGAATGCCCTAACATCTCTGATATATCATTTATAGGTGCTCCATTGTTAAGCATGTGTGTTGCGAAGCTGTGTCGTAATTCATGCCCTCCGTGGAGTGTATGCCCGTGTTCTTGAAAGATTGTTCTTAGTATCGTATAGACTGATTCTCTTTTTAATTTATTAGCCCGTTGTGTTATAAATAAATACTCTACTTTTTTTCGATTTCTTTCATAATATTGAATGAGAAGTTTTAAATTTATTGCTGTTTCACTGCTGAATGGTACTATCCGAGTCTTTCTTCCTTTGCCATCAACTCTAACAGTATTGGTTTTGAAGTTAATGTCCTTGATTTTAATATTAATCAACTCACTTGTTCTGACTCCAGTATCATAAAACATATATATAATAGCTATATTACGCATATTTATCCATGTTTTTGGATATTGGGAATTTAAAGATTCTATCACCTTTAATATAACTTCTTGTGTTAATATTTCTGGCAATTTTTCTTCTCTTTTGATAGCATCAATATTATATACTACGTTACCTGGCAGAATATCTATTGCTGTTAAGTGCAGTAGGTAATTTTTAATAATTGATACCTTTGTAGCAACACTATTAATAGTATTTTTTTTCAATAGTATATCATTTATATACTTCTGTACCAGCTCGCTAGTAATATTCTTATCATCGCTAATCCCAATTTTTACTAGCCATCTATACATCTCATCTATACATGATCTATAGTTTTTGATAGTTAGCTCCGAGCAATTTGAAGCTCGTTTTTTATCTAGGAATGATTCTATATTTTTTTTCATGCTTTCGCCTCGCTTAATTCAGATAAGTAATCTAGATATTCAGCGACTGCTTCTGCAAATGCGTCTTGCTCAGTCATGGAAGGGTAGAAGTTAGCTTTGCTAATGTATTTCCATTGTTTATTATCATAAAGACAAATTACACCATTTTTGCATTGGAAGTTTAATGTCTTGTTTAGGAATTTTACAGATAGCCTATAGATATATTTATTTTCTTCAAAAAACATGAAGATTTTATCTAGTAAGTTACTTGGTTTAGTTTTCATTATTTATCCTGTTATTGAGTTTTTGTTTAAGTTTATAAATTTCATTATCTTTATCATTAATTCAGTCTTCATAATCATTTATTTCATTTTGCATCTGGTCTAGTTCCTTCCGCCACTCCTGCATATATTCAAATATATATCTTATTAAATCCCTTTTACGTGTGAGAGCTTTTGGAAGTTCATATTTGCTGGGTGTGCCATCTATTAATATATTAAGCGTGGTTTGATAAATATTTATTTCAAACTTAAATACAGAGTATTCATATTCAAATGCAGTAATATAATTAGTGAGGTCATATTTCCCTTTTGGTGTCTGCCCTTCTCGTGATTCGGTAAGGTTTGCTATTCCTAGCAAACTTATCTTCTTGAGGCGTGAATTAATTGTGGTTGTCATTATAAATTCTCCATTTTTTTATTAAAAAAAACCGTCCCAGTGCGTGTTATGTTTGACGATTCTCCGATACGAAGACGGCTATAACCATACAATTTACTTGTTATTTGATTCTATATACTTTATTTGTCTTCATCATATTCTTTACAACGTCTAATTTCAATTTTTCTATTTGATGTCGTGGTATGTTTTTTATAGTAGGATAAAAGTAAGGTAAATAAGATTTTTCTTCTTCTTTTAGTTCCATTGATTTGGGGATTTTTACCTCGTCTAATTTTTCAATCATTATCCAATATTCTTTACATTCTTCAAATAATATATTTTTCATATTAATATCTCTTTATTATTTTAAAAAAGGGGCTTTTCAGCCCCTAGGCTGTTCCTGTTTGTCGCAGGTGGTTTACCAGAACCTCAATTTACTTGTTATAATATTTTTCAGATATTGCTATGAGTGTAGGGTTGTCTAATAACTGGACAACCATTGATGTTAGTTCATTATTTTTTTCTGCTATCTTTATTATATCATCAATAAGTTTTTTAAAATCTTTTTCTCTGATTTTTGCTTCGATTAATTTCCCCATCTCATCTTCTCCAATTTTTAAACAATTTTGGAACTTTTAAGTCCCTTTACAATTCAATTACGATTATATAAACGTAATGTTATATCTTTATTGTAAAATATTGAAAAAAAATTAAAGTTTTTTTTAAAGTATTTTATAATTATCTTGTTTATTAATTGTTTACAGTCGAAAATATTTTTAAAATATTTTTATTTCTATTATTTTAAAATAAAATAATCGTGGTTTCGTTAATTGGTTTTTGACTTTTTAAATATTTATAGGTAGGTTATGGCAAGATATAAATTATATTTTACACTTGGCGAAGTTAATAAGATCGTTTGTTGTGGTGAGTTTATTTTTATGAAAGAGGCTATGTCAATGTTCAGTAAGTGGCAAGCTGTTAAAAACATTCCAGTATCATCTAAAATCCAACTCTGTGAGGGTGCCAAGGTTTTGTTTGAACATATTACTTATTGTGATTACTGGCATTTAAAGCATCTCTCTAGTCCTCATTGGAAGAGTAGAGCTGAAATAAATAATGTATATAAACAATTTAACATAAGTAACTTCGTTAAGCAGTCAGAAGAATTCATAGATTATTATACCGACGATCAAGGCACTTACTATTATAACGAATTATCAGTTATGAGTGAGTATGCCCGCTTGAATGAAGCGAAATTAATTAATTCATCAGTAAATGAGGTTTATGGTAATGTTTAATTATGATTCTATAGATTGTCGAGAAATAGCCGTTAGATTAGGTGTGCAGCCTCAAGATGGTACTTATTCAGCAAGTGCTGAAAATTCTACTTTTCATTGTTTTAATAAAGCGGCTCACAAAAATGGAGATCGTAACCCTTCCCTTTCTATATATTATGGTGGTTTCCTTTGTGGTGGTTGTGGGATTAAAGGTAATCGTCGCGATCTTGTGATGGATATTCTTAGAATAGATGAGAACGCTGCCGATGAGTGGTTAAGATCAACTTTTCCGCACGCTGTTAGTAATTCAAATGTTCCTGTTCCTATAGCTTCTCCTGCCGCTATTAAAGAGCAGCCTTCTGATAATAAACGAAGTTACCAGGTTAGGCATATTAGTTCCTCTGCGAAGCATAAAACTCTTCATTATCGTTTAACACCTGATCAATTGCGTGATGTTACTGAGCAGGATATTATAAATATTGAAAAAGAAATAAATAAATTCTATTCTTTGGATGCTTTTGTTGCTACTCGTTGTAAAATTATTGATGGTCCTGTTGAAATTACTCTTAAAAAAACTGGTGAAAAACGCAATATAAAAGTCTATGGTATTGTTTTGCCTCCCAAAGGTGCTGCAAATATGTATAGCGTTCCTTGTCTTAATGAAAATTGTGATGAGGCAATAGTTGTTGAGGGTGTTACTGACTTCCTAACAGCTGCTACTATGCAATTACATGCTCATTTTACTATATTAGCACGCTTTAATAAAACAACCGCTATAAAAGTTAATAAAGGTATTTCTAATTACTTTGTAGTTCGTGATGATGATGAAACCGTTGATCAGCTTCGTAAATATGTTCATAACGAAGTGAGATTGAAAAATACAATTCGTGAATGTATTTTATCGGATATAAACTATAAAGATTATACAAAAAAAGTAAAAGACTTGTCTGATTTATGGGAATATTTTAATCGTAATGGCAAAGATTTTGAATTCGATAGTGCAATAGATTGGTTTATTGGTTTAATACGTAAAAAATCTCAATTATTGGTGTTTGAAGGTGAGAGTTTTAAGGATGAAAATCTAGCAATTTCTGAGCAATTTTGGTCTGACGATGGAAAAACAATATTTTTGACGGCTTTTTATAAAGAGCTCGAAAATAGAGGTTGGTGCTGGATACGTGATGAATTTTCAAGTGATGTCGATAAGTTTGAATTGGTCCAAATCAAGAATAATATAATTATTCGGAAATTCCCTGCCGAGCTGCCAAATTATGCTATGCGAGTGATTGCTGAGCAAGAAATCGCCGCTATTGATCCAAAACTGGGTAATGCTGTTGCTCGTGCCCTTCATCGTGATCATCAAATCTTTTCGCCAGTGAAACTTTCATATTTGCCGTTCAAAAATATTGATACATATAGGGATGATTTTAATACTTTTGGATTGTTTTTCAATGATTTTACTGTTGGTTTATCTGCCGATGAGTTTGGTTATGGGATTGAAAAAATAGATTATTGTGATTTAAGTAAACCTATTTGGGCTTCTTCAATCAAAAATAATGATGTTGATTTTAAAATAATTTCTGAAACTTTTGATTATTATTCATCTGATCAAACTCCTTATCTGACTTTAAATAGCGAGAAGCACGCTGCTAAATCTGAGTTTGCTGAGTTTTTAAAGGATATTTGTAGAAATCCAGATACTGAAGAACCGGATATTCCACGTTTAATGAGTTTAGTATCGGTTTTTGGTTATCTTTGCCATGATAGGCAACCAGGTGAGGCAATAACAGTTATTTTTACTGAATCTAACCTTGGGCATACATCCGAGGGTGGAACTGGTAAATCGATGATTATTAAAGCTCTGGGGCATGTCAGAAATATATGTATATTACCCTGTCGAGATATGAAATCTTCGGACGACTTCAAATATGATACGTTTATGAAAAATGATAGAGTTATTGTATTTGAGGATGTTAATAAGTCTTTCGATTTCCAGACTTTATATAATACTTCAACTGAAGGTATAACAATAAATAAAAAAATGGCTAGGAAAGTAACTCTGCTTGATTGGTTATCGCCAAAAACTGTTGTTACTAGTAATGATCCTGTTGCTTCTGACGATGGATGGAGTACAGAGAGGCGACGTTTTGACATGGAATTACTTAGGTATTATAATAAGCTGCGTTCCCCGGAGATTAAATTCGGTCATCGTTTCTTCAGTGGGTGGGATTCTAAAGAGTGGAGTAAATTTTATGGTTTTGCGTGTTGGTGTGTTTCTGAGTTCTTTAGAAATCAAAACCGTATAGCCGACTATGAAAGTCGCACCATTAAACTTCGTCAGTTAATAGTTGGTCTATCTCAAGAGGCAGTCGATGATATTGACGAGTGGTTTAGATCTCAGGCTCTTTCTACTTACCACGAGTCTAATCATGGTATTGTTGAGTTTTTGGTTGATACTCTTGGTAAGCGTGAGCTTAGGACTAAAATTCGTGATACCGTCGGAGTTGAGCAAAAAAGATTACCAGATAAGATAATTGATACTCTATTAAATAAATATTGCCATATTAATAAAATCAATACAAAAAGTGTTAGGAAAGATAAAAAACGTCATACTCTTTATTATGGTTCTTTATCAGCCTTTGGTTTGTCTGACGATGATTTAAAACCTTCTCTTTAGATTACTTCTCATTTTTTTTCTCCATTCATAGCCAGTTTTGTTTACTGGCTTTTTTTTTGCTCTTTTTTAAAGAAATACCAAAAAATACCAAAAACTTTTAATTTTACCAAAAACTTCTAATATTTTAAGTCGTTTTAAACCAATGAATTAATATTGAGCTATAGGAATAATACCATATTTTCATATATATTCATATTAAATATGGTAAACATAAATAATACTAATTTATAGAAGTTATTTGATTCTATACCAATTTTATGAGCATTATTGCTATAGTAGATCCCTATTACTAGTTACTATATATACTATATATTATATATATATTCTTGATACTTAATATTATTGTAGTGTTTATTTGGTATAATGGTTGTAAGTTATTGAAATCAATAAAGTTAATGGCACCAAAAACAGCCAAAAAAAATGGTACTTAATATTCCAAATTTGGTTTTATGATATAAGTCTTTATTTTAATTAGCTTATTAAAGTTGATGTATTTGGTACTTTAGTTCTTAATTTGGTTGATTGCTTTCTTACTTTTCAATTGTTCCACAGGTGAGTAGATTTTTATATTAAGTCTTTATCTCTTCAATATTAAGATTATTTTGAAGTATTTTACAACATTATACCTATAATGTTATAAGAAAAACCTAACTAATATCATAATTTATTAGTTAGGTTTTCTTGATTGTTTAATTTTTAGGTTTTTTTGGCATTTTGCCATTTTGTCAAGAGATTATTATCGTTGCCAACCATCCATCTTCGATATGTTCCACAACGTAAGGTGAGAGTTGAATCCCATTCAGCTTAGCAAATCTATTATTAGCTCCTCCCAATATCGTATATATATCTTCAATCCTATCCAATATCCCCTCTGGATACCGTGCCGCTCCAGTTCCTGTTGGTGAGCTCGCTCTCATATACAGCCAGAGCTGAACAACCTCCTGTAAGTCATACAATCTATCATCTGTAGTATAACCTGTTGCTATCGAATCGCTAATATTTAGTGTGATGTTAGTAGTCTGCCGCTTAAGCATCTTGGTGGTAGATTCATAGTCTGCCTCTCCAAGAGTCTGAATAAACTCTATCTCTTCAAATGCTTCATCAGCTAACAGTAAACTCTTAATCAAATCGCTCTTGTCTTGTATCAATGACATATAAGCTCCTATATATAATCAGTTAAAAAAGTTTAGACGTGTTAATAATAACCTTATTGCTATTCAATCGCCTTAGTTAATGCGCCGTTCGTTCGCTCCCCCTCTGTGCCGTACCCTCTCGGCGGGGGGCTCTCTCTCGGCGAGCATTGGGTTTCGGCTGTTTGGCAGCTGCATTGTCCCTACGGGGCATTCTTATATTTTTTTTTTACGCCGAAAACCCAATGCTAAATAAGAGCGTGATCATATCGTTTTCCTGGCAGCAGGTAAATGATAACCAACCATTTTCCTCTCGGTGGGCAATTGGTTTGTTAAATTATATTTGTTCCATGGAACATAGTAGGGGGGGTACGTCCCGAAATCTCTAACTCGAAAAAAATCTTTTCCCATCTTCCTAAAATATTTGAGATTTGAATTCGTTATAATATGCAGAAGTTTTATTTTAAAATAAACTTTTACGTAATTGAGTAATTCTAAGTAAAAAAGCAAGGATACCGAAGAAAAATGGCAAAATATGAAGTACCAAATATTATTCCAATCGAAAAAAGAGGGGAAGCGGCGAAATTAGCTAAAATCACCTTTGATGATAATGTTACTTTGTTTCGTAGTCAAGCTTCGGAAGGTTTATTAGAGCGTATCCCAGTTTTTTTTGAAGCTTTGGATGAGATGAAGGAAACTGCGGGTGCAAAATATGCGGCTGTGTTTATTGATACTGCTGCTAAAATATTTCCGCGTTCTCAAGAAACAGAAGTTAAGTTTGATTTTACTCCTCCGGTAATCAATATGGGTGTTCGTGCTCCTGTTGGTAATGAAGATGAAAATAAATTATTAAAAAATAAGGTGCAGGAAGATGGAAAAATATAGTCGTATTATAGATATTGCCGATTCAGATACTTTTACAATCGTTCTTTCGTTGGCTCTTTTGCCAGCTTTTCCGCGTATAATTACTATGCAGGCGACTGGTATTGCCGATGATACTGATCCTATTCCTACAGCTACTGTAGATATATTTGGTTCTATTAATGGTGGTTCTAGTTGGTTCCCTGTTGATTCTGTTAGTGTTGGTCCTACTGCTGCCGTTGATTCGGGTGTTATTGATACTCCTATTGAGCAGCTTAAGTATGTTTTGGATGAAACTACTACTTCAACTACTGGAATTATTGATATTGATATTTTAGTTGATTATGGGGTTTAATTATGGCTTACGTTTTTCCTAGCGAAGAAGCAGAAGCGGCTTGGGGTGCAATTACTGGCACTCTATCAGATCAAACAGATTTACAAACAGCTTTAGACAATAAATTATTATTTCTAAATGGGTTTGATTTACAAGATTCGGATACATTAGGCGATTTGGCTTTCAACGATGGAACTAGAACATTAAGTATTGCTGTGAAATCAGGAAAGCCAAATTATAGTTTTTGGGCTGATAACACAAAATTTACAAAAACAACAACAGCATCTGTAGTTATACCTGATACAACTGGTGTATATTATGTTTATTTTGACAATTTAGGTGTTTTACAACATGTTACTGAAGCATTAATGCCGTTGACTGTAATATATGAAAATGCTTTAATTGCGTTGGTGTATTGGAACGCTACAGCAGGCACGGCTTTTGTTGGAGATGAAAGGCACGGTGTAAGAATGAGTTCTTCAACACATGCTTACAATCATAAAACTTTTGGTGCAAGATATGAATCACCGGGATTAAATATTACTGGCTTAGAAGATGGAGAACCCGATTATACAAATACATCGTCGGGTGCTTTTTGGGACGAAGATATTAGACATGTAGTAGCATTACAAACAACACACCCATTCATGTATAAATTAGGTACTGGTGGAGAGTGGACGGGCACGACACCTGATAGTAACGTTGGTTTTAAAAATAGTACATCAAACGTTGTTTTCAATGAAAATGATGGTGGTGATTGGAAATTAACAGAAAGCGGTACTTCAACTGATTATATGATTTATTTCTTTATAGCGACACCTGATATAAATGGTTTTCCTATTAAAAAAATTATTGGACAAAATGGTTATCCTAATAGAAGTTCGGCACGTGCAGCAGTAGAAACTGAAATATCAAATATTGTTATGGATGGTTTGCCTTCACCTGAATTTATATTTTTATATGCTTATATTGTAAAAAGAAATGGCGACCTTGAGAATTTAGCAGATGGTGGAACTTATGTAGATTTACGAACTGTGAAAGGTGGTATAAGTGGAATATCAGGATCAGCAAGTTTAGCAGCAGACGTTACAACGGATGTAACAAATTTTAATAATATTTTAAGTGCTTCTGATACTAACGTACAATTAGCATTAGATACAATAGATAATAATGCTGCATTACAATCAAATGTATTAGAATTAGACAATGCAACAAGTTTTACTCCAGATGCCGATTACGAACCAGCTACAAAAAAATATGTCGATGATAATATCTTAGATCCATCTTCAATAACTTATGATAGTAAAACATCAAATTATACTTTGGCACTATCAGATAAAGGCAAAGGTATTGCAATGAATTCATCATCCAATTTAACGGTTACAATACCAACAAATGCAAGCGTTGCTATTCCTATTGGGGATGTAAGGCCATTTTCCAGAGAAGGTACAGGGACAGTTACTTTCACTGGTGCTGGTGTAACGATACAATCAAAAGATAGCAAAGTAACTATTGCAGGTCAATATGGTGAAGCTGTATTAAGAAAAAAAGCTACAGATACTTGGGCTCTGGCTGGGAGTTTGGAATGATTATCAGTTTAGCAGCAATAGTTTGTAGTAGTGAAAGTGGTGGGAGTACATCTGATCGGCTGTATTGCTGTGATAGAAATGCGGATAAAAATTATGAGATAGATATTGATACGTTAGCAACAATTAATACTGTAAATAGTCAAGGTGGTAATCCTTATGGTATTGGTGGAATATCAGATCGTTTATATAGTTGTGATTATACTACTCAAAAAAACTACGAGATAGATATTGATACACTAACAGTTTTAAATACCGTAGATAGTCCAGGTGTTTACCCAAGAGGCATTGGTGGTATTTCAGATCGTTTGTATAGTTGTGATTTTACTGCTCAAAAAAACTACGAGATAGATATTGATACACTAACAGTTTTAAATACCGTAGATAGTCCAGGTATTTACCCAAGTGGCATTGGTGGTATTTCAGATCGTTTGTATAGTTGTGATTTTAACACCGATAAGAATTACGAGATAGATATTGACACATTAGCAACAATTAACACCGTCAATAGCCCTGGATCTGTTCCTTTCGGTATCGGTGGAATATCAGATAGATTGTATTGCTGTGATTATAATACTAAAAAGAATTATGAGATAGATGTTGATACATTGGCAACGATTAATACAGTAGATAGTCAGAGTACAGCACCATCTGGTATTGGCGGATTGAAATTAAGTTAAAAATATAAATTAATTATAAAAAAGGAAAATCATGAATTTTTTAAAAATAACAAGTAGCAAAAACATTAATTTACGTGCCATATTTGGTACTACAGGAACTAAAATTAATTGGGCTTCTTTAGGATTGGATTCTAAAGCACCCCAAGAATATTTCGGAGTAAATCCATCAAATAATAATATATTGCAAATTTTAGCAATAGATAATATTGATATTATAAATAGCAATATAACAACATGGCAAACGAATGCAAATCATAGAAGTATTGCAGCAACTTTAACTGTAATAAATGAAACAACAATGACATCAGATAAAGCAGCTTTTATTGCTTCTTTACCAGCAACAGAATAATTATTTTTTACACAATACAAGGTATCCCATGTCATTCAATTACCCATCAGATCCATTTTCAAAAAAACAAAAGCAAGGTCTAAATATACCGACTAAGCCGAGTAAAATAAAATCGTTTTTCAAAAAAATATTCAAGGTATCTTAATGTTTGAACCAGCTGGTATAATGGCAAGTGTCGCTCTTCTGGGGCTTGGTATCCAAGTTGTTTCCAATCTTCGCACTGGAGCAAATAAAAATTTTAAATCGTGGTGGATTGAGTTCAAGGAATTCCGTACAGAATTTAAAGATTTCCGTAAGGAATACAAACAGGATAATAATAGATTTTACGATGTGATGGATGCTCGTTATAATGCTCTTTCTGATGATAATAAGGTGCTTAGACAAGATTTTACAGCTTGTAAATTGAATCATGCAGGTGCTTCTCAAAATAATATCTCAAGGAATTAATATGAAAAATTTAAAATTTAGAAATAAAATGATACTAGCAAGGGTTCTTCCTGCTGTTTTTGGCTTATTAGCTATGGTTGCTAATATTGCCGTTCTCCGTGTTTTTGGCGAATCAGCCTTGTTGGTTGATGTGCGTATGGTACTTTCGTTAATGGTTGCTTCTGCTTCCGCTTATTACATCTACCTAATGGCTAGCAAGTGTATTACTCCTGCTATCTCTTTTGATGATAATAGTAATTTCGCTATGGTCCATGCTGCTATTATTCTTGGCTCATTTTTAATGACTGCTCTCTTATGGTTAGGTATCTATTTTGCTGTATAATGAAAGTTTTTAGTTTATATATCGCCCTTATATTAATTTCATCAGTAAATCTGATGTCATGGGATCGTTATATAATTGAAGTTGATGATTACCAGTTACTCCATACTTCTCGCCAATTAATGATGACTCAAGTCGGTTTGACTGAAAAAACTGGCAAAAATGATGGTGCTCATATCACCGCTTATATGAACTCAACTGGTCTCTCTGGCAAAAAACAGTATCCTTATTGTGCAGCAGGTCAATCTTGGTGCCTTTCTCGTGCTGCTTTTATCCTCCAAATTGCTTATCCATTTTCAAAACGCTCTGCCGTTGCAAATTATTACTATGAATATGCTGTAAAAACTGGTGTTTTAGATACTGTTTCAGCTGTTTCTATAGATGATTTAATTATCTGGAAACATCGCACTGGTAGAACAGGTCATATTGAACGTATTATTTCAACTGACAAAGGAATTTTTACAGTTGGTTTCAATACTTCAAATGGGAAGTCTGGTAGCCAAAGGGAAGGTAATGGTATATTTATCCGAAAAAGAAATTTAAAGTCCCCTCTGGGTCGTATGCGTTTGCGTGGTCTAGTAGGGTTTAATGTTAAACGTTAATTTGGTGGTCGGTTATAATAATTGAATTCTTCTCTCAATTTTTGACAACTCTTTTCTGACCACCTATTTTTTTATATTTTATAAGGTTCCAAAATGAAAATATTTATTGAAAAAACACTGTTAGCACTGCTTAAAGTAGTCTCATGGTCTCGATTAATTGATATGATATTAATCGTCGCTGGCAAAATCGCACTCATAACTAAAAATGTTTATGATGATATTGCTGTTAAGCTCATCCGTGGTGGTATCAAAATTACAGATTCTGCTAAGTCGGGTGAAGAAACTCGCTTTATTATTGCCGATTCCTGTGAGTTGGTTGCTGATTCATTAGAAGTACTTGCCAAAAAATCGAAAACAAAATTAGATGATGCTATCCTCCAATTATTATCTGCTTCTGCTGATTTAATTAGATTGCAAGATGATGATGACCCAAAAGAATCATTAATTTTAGTGCTCAATTCTGTTGAAACTGCTTTTTCTTCCTACGTAAAAGCTACTGATACTCCAATTGATGACTATATTTTATTAGCTCTTTCAGCTCTTGCCGATGCTCTTGCCGAAGAAAATAAAGGTATTATAGTGTAATGGCAAAGTTTGTTCCAAAATGGTCAAATTGGGATGATGTCCCTTGGTCTCTCACTTCAAAACAGTGGGAGATTGAGGATTACATGAATAATGGTGGTAAACTTGTTGGTTTGTTTCCTGCTCGTCGTTGGGGAAAAACTTGGTATGCTGTAAGTCGTACTTCTCGTCTTTGTGTTACTAATCCTAATTTTAGAGCTCTGTTTATTGGCTTCACACATGGTCATGCGGAAAATGTATTTTATCCATTATTTCAAAGATTATTACATCCGTCGTGGGTTAGTTCTGTTGCCTCTAAATTACCTGTTCGGATTAATTTCCGAAATGGTTCTCTTATCGATCTTGTTGGTTCTACTGAAATTCTACAATCTCAAGGTGTTTCTTACGATTTAGTAATTATAGATGAAGTTGGTGATCAAGACCCTGCTGTTTGGAATCAATATTTACAGCCTTTGTTGCTTGAGCATTCTGGTACTGCGATGTTATTAGGTACTCCCAAAGGTACTCACTCTTGGGTCTATAATGAAATCGTTATTAATCCAGATTCAGATTTTAAAATCTTTGAAGGTCCTACTATTGATGGTGGTATTATCTCACCAGCAAATATTGAGCAAGCTCGTAGAAATATGCCAGAGAGGCAATATCGTCAAGAAATTCTTGGCGAATGGGTGTCTTCTACTGGTTTAGCTTATTCTGAATTTGATGCAGCTACTTGTGTTTCTGATCAGGTTTTTAATCCAGAATTATCTACTTATGTTAGCTGGGATTTCAATGTTACTCCTATGTGTTTTTGCATTATTCAACCGTCTCTAATTAATCCTGATGGTTTCGTTGTTGTCGAAGAGTTTTCTATTGAAAATACTACGACTCGTTTATGTGCTGAGTTTTTGAAAGATTGGTTGATTAGCCATGGTTTCAAAAGGTCTGTAACTCCTTTACAATTTACTGGCGATTTCGCTGGTAATCATCGGCATACTTCAGCTGAAGAAACTGATTGGCAAATTTTAACTTCTCATTTTAATGATTATGTTGATTTTTCTGCTCGTCGTCGTAAAACTGATTTTGTTCGTACTCGTGTAACTCATTGTAATCAAATGTTTTTTGATGGTAGATTTAAAGTTTCTAAAAAATGCCCTTTTTTAATTCGGGAGTTTTCTTCTATGGAATATAAAAAAAATGGTAAAGAATTAGAAGATAAACATGGGAAAGTAGGGCATAGAACTGATTCTGCTTGCTATTTCCCCTGGAATATTCTACCGTTTGAAGATGTTATTGGTAAGTGGAATTTTTAAAGGTAAATCATGGTTAATAATTATAATTCAAATACTAGTGTTGGGCAATCTTTTTATGAGGCTGCTTTTACTCCTCGTTTGGGTGATATATGGAGAAATACTTTAAGTGTTGATGAAGTTAGTTATTTGGCTTATTATCATGCTCTTGTGGCATTTATTGAAGATAATCCTAATTCTGAGTTAGCTCGTAGAGAGTTATTATACTTTTATTGTTTGCCATTTATGTCGAATAAGCAATCTGCTTCTTTAACTAAAGCTCGCGGTACTCTTCCTACGAATAATCTTTATATTCGTCAAATTTTGCAAGCATCTTGCCAATTATATGTTAATCCTCCAGTTCGTACTATTTCGGGTAGTGGTGGCTCTCTTGATGATTTTTATGATATGGTTAATGGCTCGGATATAAATTCAACTTTAAATGAAGCTCATAAAGTCGCTAAATTTACTTCCGAGTGTCTAGTTCGCCCTTATTTTGAAAAAGTGATTTTATCTAATGGTAAAGAATCTGGTCAGTTATTATTTGAAATTATTGCTCCAGATGCTTATTACTGGTTATCTGATGACCTTGGTAACCCAGTGTTAGATATTCATCGTTATTATTTTGCAAATGATGGAAAAGCTTATGATTGTCATTGGAAGTGGATGTCTGATGGTTCTGTTATCGTTGTCGATAATAATGGAAATTTAATACCATCGGAAATGGATCAAATTCAAACTATTTATAATTCTATTCCTTATGTTCACCTTCAATTAAATATTGGTGTTAATGGGGAATCTTCATCTATGTGGGAGATGCTTAGAGCTCAGCTTGATTACAATAAATATTCATTGCTCGGTGATAATAACGTAACTTTGAATGGTTTTGCCACTCCAGTTATTATAAATATGGGCTTTACCGAGGGTGATACTCTTGGTGCGGGTATGGTTCTTGCAAAAAATAATATAGCTTCTAATTCTGGCTTATTAGATCCGCAGATTGATTATGTTGATCCTCCAATTAATTTCCCAGAAATCGACGATTATAAAAATACTAGTATTAAAAATGCTCTTCGTTCTGCAAATATGCCGAACTCTCTTATCGATCGTTCTGCAAATCTTCAATCCGGTCTTGCTATGCAAATTGATAGGCAAGCCTTAGATGAGCAGCGAATATCTGACGAATCTCGTATGAAAGCATTCGATAAAGAATTGATAAATAAAATTGCAGAAGTTTCTAACGCACAATTAAATACTAATTATGGTGTTTTAGATGTTTCTATTGAATATGTCGAAACTGTTTATCCTTCTGATGCTACTGCCGATTATCAATTGACTAGGCAAAAGTTTGTTGATGGTGTACTTTCACCACGTCAATACCTTCGTCTTACAACTGATCTTGATGCTACTTCTGATTATCTGAAAACTGATGAAGCTGCATTAGCTTATATTAATAAAAATAAAACTGCTTCTAGCGGTGTAATAGATTCCAACACTAATTCAAATGAGGTTAATAATGTCTGACCAAAATTCTACTCCTCCAGCGGATGATATAAATGTTCCTGGTGAGGAAAATACTGGTGGTTCTCCACCTGACGCGAATCCTCCAAATTCGCCTCCGCAATTATCAGCTGAAGAAATAGCTGCTCTTGTTGCACAAAATAAACAGTATGCTGATGATAAAACTGCTGCTATTAAAGCTCAGCAAGATGCTGAAAAAGCTAGTCTTCTTGAGCAAAAAAAATATGAAGAGTTATATACTTCATCAGAGCAAGATCGTATAAAACTTGAAAAAGAAAATGCCGATCTTAAGCCTATTGTTGAAGCTCGTAGAGCTCGTTTGTTAGATAAACTTGGTGCTAAGGACGATAAAGATATGGCTGCTTTACCAGTTTTGGTGCTTGAAAATCTTGCTGCTAAATTTGCTGTTGCTCCTCAAGGTCCTACGCCTCCTGGTGGTGCCGGTGGTGGTGTTGGTCCTCGTGGTGGTGCAAAAGCTGCTGTTGATGAGCTTGCTGCCCGTGGCGATTTTAAAGGTGCGTGGAAAGAAGCACAGCATACTGGTGTCCCTTTTAGTTAGTTTATTGAGTTAATTAGAAAAATTTAATTATTGTTTCATTATATATGAGTTGATTTTATGGCTCAAATAGTAAAAAGTGCCTCTTGGGGAGGCATGTTTTGGGAATCTGCTGAAGGTAGGCAGAATGTTTATGATCCTAGGTGGGGTCTTGTAGATAAATTTGAATGGTCTGACCGTTTAGATGATGCCTTAAATAGCGATGTTGGTGTCGCAGTCTCTTGGGGCTCAAATGAGTCGCTAGTTGTTGATTCAACTCGTATTGTTGCTGTTGATACTGCCGTTACTGCTGCATTTTTAGACCAGGTTAAATATACCGCTACCATGCAACGTGATGGTTCTGGTGTTTCTGAATCTAATGTCTTAATTAGTGATAATGGTATGCCTGTTTTAGAGGCTCAAGTCTCTAAGCAAAAAATGGCTTTACAACAATTTAATATGCAGAAGGATTTGAAATCTATCCTTGATGGTATTTTTGCTGCCGATTTGGCTGCTTCTTCTGATTATATTTATGATATTTCAGCTGCTTCTGGTACTGCTGCTATATTAGTTCCTAGTGATTTGTTAGATGTTAGAGAAACTCATTACCCTAATCTTGATCAAGGTATTGTTGTTAATTTCATTTGCAATTCAAAGGTTGCTCGCTCGCTTGGTGATCAGCTTACTTCTGCCAATCAAAAGAATTTCTTAGAAGAAAATGGTCTTCCAGTAAATGTCGAAGGTTTTAGGATTATTCCTAATAATACTCTTTGTACTGAAACTGCTGGTGATTATACTTCTTATTTGACTTTTGAAAAGCCTTTTTCTGTTTCCGAACAGATCCCTGTTAAGCTTGTTAATGAGTTTAAAGCGGGTGAAGGCATGGGACGTAGTAATTGGTATTTATACTGGGCTACAGTTCAAGGTGTTCGTGGAGCTTCTTGGAAAGGTGCTACTTCTAGTTCTCCTACTCGTGCGGCTTTGGCTACTGCCGGTAATTGGCAATTATTAATGCAAGATGCTGAAAACTTCCCAATGATCAAGGTTGTTTCTAGAATCGCTGCTGCGTCTTAGATTTTTTTATTTATTAGGTATATTATGAGTTTATTTGTTGATCTTGAAGCATATCCAAATCTGATGCGTGATGAAAATGAAGAAATTTGGGGCGAAGAAAGTGATGAAACTTTGATAGCTTTATATCAAAGTGCTGGTCTCTTAGAACTACGTTCGGTTATTACAACTGTTCGTGGTCTTCGTGGTTCTTCTGCTGATGTGATGTTGGTTCTTGATGATCTCGCTACTAATTATAGTGATTCATTGCGTTTTGCATTAACTTATCAGCAGTGTGCGATTTTTTATGATAATTACCCAGATGGTGAGGGTTCTGCTTCCGCAAATAAACGTGATGGTTACCTAACTAAATTTAGAGATTTTGTGTCTAGAATTCAAAGACTGGAATTATCTTCTCCAGAAGATGAAGATAATGATATTCCTGTTTCATTCAATTTCAATATTGGTTAATCATGGCTCGTGTTCAATATATTGATTTAACTGATACCTTAGAAGTTATCTTTCTTGAAAAAGCTCAAGAAAGGCTTGCTGAGCTTTCTGATAATCAAGCTAGAATTGCAGAATTAAAGCGAAAAATTGTAAATAGAGCAAAACGTCATATTAGAGCTCGCACAAAAGCGGGCTTTGATAGCGACGGTAACAAGTTTAAACCTGTGAAAAAAACTTATCGTAAGTATTACCAGTTTCATCATACATCTGAGAAGAAAACTAACTATGCTTCTTCATCTAAATCAGATGATATTCAGTTTACTGGGCAGATCTTTAAAAACCTTGATGTCAAGGTTAAAGATGTGCTTATTGATTCTGAAGGTGTAACTGTTGAAGTGGAAGTTGGTGTCAAAGGTGCGAGAAATAAGAAAATTGCGAAAGTCCTTGAAGGCTCAATCGGTACTGCTAGGAATAAAAAACGTTACCGTAAGGCGAAACGTCCTTTCTTAGCTATTTCTGATTCGGGTAGATGGGGCACTCAATTTGAAAAAGAAATTATTAAAACTATTGAAAATACATTATTTTAAAATTAATTATAAGGAATTGTTATGGCTGCTAATCCTTCGGCTCTTGCCGAGAAAATTGGTGTTGGTGATGGTTCGAGAATAGATTTACTTCCTGAAGGTTCGGGTGGTATTTCTGCTGATGTTATCATTACTGCTATCACAGGTAATGCTTTTGCTGGGTTATTTTCTGGTGCAGGTACTGTTGATATTAGTAATCTTGACCTTGCGGTTCGTACAGAACTTCTTGCAGGCTATGTTAATGTAGATCCTGCTTCTGTTGATTATACCTTTACTGATAATCGTAAAGGTTCACTCTATCCTGGTGCCGATACCGCTGAAACTGAGGATAAAATAATAAATTATATTTATTATGGTCCTGTTATTCGTGGTGAGGATAAAAGATTGGTTATTTGTGGACGTGCTTTTATCGGTGGTACTTCTGGCGATGGTGGTGGTTCTCCAGGTACTCCATTCCCTGCGAACTTCCAATTATTCCCAGCTCCGTCATCTGATGCGGTAACTATCGCTTCTTCTGATTTCGATGCTGCTTTTGTAACTGTTGCTGATTTTGTGATACCTGCCAATATGGCTTCTCACGAAATTCACATGGCGTTACCTGCTTAATCTTGGGGAGTTCTTCTCCCCTTGTTTTTTTTATTTATATAGTGAGATATTATAATGTCTAAAAAAGAAGAAAATTTAAAATCATTCACAGTTTTATTGAAGTTCGGTAAAACTAATCGTAATGCTTACATCCCAGTTAAGAGGTTAACTTTTAAAAATCTTGTTGATATTCTACCACACGCCAATGCTGTTGGTGAGTATTATTTAAGTATATTTAATGAAGTTTTTTCACATGATCAAGGTGAAATTAATCCAAATAACTTTACTGATATGTTTGAATCTATGCAAGCTCGGCAAGTTGGTATGTCAGTTGATCAATATTCAAAATATTATCGACTTTTATGTGTATTTACTGCCAATCTAATTGATATTGATTCATCTGAAATGGAAAGACATATTGATATTCGTGAAGGTGTCGAGGCTTTATTGAATTGTAATGATTCTGATGATTTACCTGTGTTTTGGGAAAACCAATTCACAGAGCATTTGGAAGAGGCTTTAAACTCCTTTCGCCGTTTGTCGAAGACATCAAAAATCCGAGTGTGATAGATTTAGCTCCTTATTTAATACGGAGCTATCTATTTTTAAAGCGAATTTGAAAAAAAAATACTTGTATAGCGATGCTCTTGGAGCTCAACTCACTAAAGTTGGTGGTGTCCTCGTGCAAGATGAATACTTCTTATTATCATTTGCTTCTTTGAATAATTTTAATTATCAAGATCTATGTTCAAATTGGCTATTAGAAGATGTTTATCGTTTGTCAGCTATATCTACTGTTAAGCAATTACAATCTATTGAGGCTTAAATAATGGCAAAATTGCAGAGTTTTGGAGCAGGGTTTGACTACTCTGAATTCAAAAAAGGTTTAGATGAAATAGTAAAATTATCAGCAAAATCTATGAAAGGTATTGTTGATGATGTGCGTGGTGTTGAATCTGAATTAAATAAAATAGATCCTCCAGTAAAAAAAATATCAAAACTTGGTAATGAATTCGCTGATGTCTCCAAAATGGCTGCGAAGTCTGATTCAGAAGTCAAGAAGCTAAATAAATCCCTTGATGATACTGCTAAAACCAATAGTAAATTAAAGAAAACTGCCGATAGCTTAAATGCTGTTGGCGATTCTGCTAAAGGTGCTGGTGATGATGTTGATGATTTACAACAGAAACTTAAAAAGCTTTCTGATCAAGATTATGATATTGATATTAATTTAGATCAAGATAAGCTTGCTAAGGGTAAAAAAGGACTTGGTGGTATTGCTGAGGGGCTTGGTGGTATTTCTAAAGCTGCGGGTGCTGCTGCCGTTGTTGCTGGTATTGTGGTTGGTCTTTCAGAAGTTTATTCTATCGGTACTGAAGTTAATAAAACTCTCCGTAATGTTGCTAATGCTACTGGTCTTACTGCCGAAGAATCTGAAAAATTAAAAATGCAAGCTACTGATCTTTATGGTCAAGGTTTTGCCGATGACATCTCTGGAGCTATTACTTCGCTTGGTGAGTTGCAATCTACTTTCAAAGGTATTGCTTCTGTTTCTCCAGATGATTTTGGAGATATGGCTCTTGTCTTTGATGGGCTTTCAAAGGCTGCAAATATTGAATTTGAAGATGTTGCTAAATATAGCCGTAATATGTTCCAACAGTTTGGTATTGATGCAGAAGAAGGTACTAATCTTATTGCTTATGGTTTCCAAAATGCTAAAACTGCTGGCGATGACTTCCTCGAAACAATTAATGAATATTCAATTGATGCTGCACGTGCTGGGCTTTCTGCTGAAGAGTTTATTGGTTTCCTTTCCGAGGGTTCTACTCAGGTTCGTGAGCTTGATAAGCTTGGTGATACTGTTCGTGAATTAGCTCTCCGAATGGGTGATCTTGGTACTGTTGATGCTCTTGAAGGCTTTAAAGAAGGTGCTTCTTCTGCTGAAAAAGAAGTCCTTGCTAGTTTACAAGGTATTGTTACTGGAGTTAAAGCTGGTGATTTAACGATTGCTGAGGGTATCCAAGCTTATGGTGATTCTGCAAAGAAAGCTTTTGATTCTGGTGAAATCAGTGAATCTCTCCAATTGCAAATAACTGATGCTCTTGCAGGTGGTATTGCTGCTGAAGAAGTTGGTCCTAAGATTGTTGCTGGTTTAGCTGCTTCCTTTGGTGATCCTGCTCTTACAGCTGGCATTGCTGAAGCTGGTGCTACTGCCTCCGAACAATTCTCTAATGCCTTGGTAGTGGATGCTCAAGGTATTGAAGGTTTAAAAAGAATATTTACAACGCTTGCTGTTGATTTATCTGATACTGTTATCCCTATTGTCAATGAATTGGCTGGTGTCATTGGGTTAATATTGCCAGAAATAACTCCACTTCTTAAATCTGTTACTGAATTCCTTGCTCCTATTTTGGTAAAAGTAGCCGAGCTTATTGGTAAATTATTGCCTCCTATTATTCAAGTTGTAGATGTAATTTTTGAAGCTCTTGCTCCTGTAATTGATGTCCTTATTGATGCTGTTCTTGAAATTGTAGATGCTTTTTTACCGGTTATTGATATTATGGCTGAAATGGCTAATCTTTATATGCCTTTGCTTTCTGATGCTATCTTATTTGTTGTTGAATATGCCCTTACTAGTTTAGTTGGAATTGTTAAAATTGTAGCTGCTGTAATGGAATTTACTGGTAATATTATGCTTAATGTTGCCCAAGTTGTAATTCCTATTGTTCATTCTGCTGTGGATTTTTTAACAAAAGTTTTTGGTTTCTTCGCAGGCATAATTGAAAAAGTTACTTCTGGGATTGCTAGGTTTATTGGTGGTGAAAAAGAAGCTGTTGATACTACCGATGAGCTTGCTGCTGCTGTTGGTGAGCTTGAGGAAGAAGAACAAACCCTTGATGATACTCTTGATGATACTACTGAAGGAGTTGATGATAATACAGATGCTCTTGGTAAAAATTCCGTTGCCGTTAAGACTGCTAAGGCTGAAATTAACTCTTATATCAAATCATTAGAAGATAATAACAAGAAAACACAAAGTTCAGTTAAAGCTCTGGCTGATGAACTGGCAACCATCACAAATGATGCCTTAGCTGCTACTCGTGCTAAACTTGTTGCTGAAAATGATGCCTTAATGGAACAGCAAAAGAAATTACAACAGCAACTCTTCTCGGCTAAGGTTAGAGATTCTGAGTTTGAGCCAGTTTCTGGAATTTCTTTTGTTATAGATGAGTTCCGTGTTAATGATTCTGCTGTTACTCAACTGCATGATTCTTTGCTTGCGGAAGCTGTAACTATTAGAGAGGATATGGCTGCGGAGCTTGCTCAAATCGCTACTGATTTCACTGCCGAAGGTGGTAAGTTAATTGGGGCTTTCTCTTCACTGGCAAGTCTTGATTTGTCTTCATTCTTATTACAGTTAGATGAAATAGATTTATCTGCTATTTCTGATGGTATTGAAAATCTTGATTCTGAGGCTCTTGAGGAGTTTACTAAGAATGTTGCTATCGCTGGTGCTCAACTTGGTGAGGCTCTTTATGGTATTGGTGAAGAAATTGCTGCTGGCAATGCTTCTATTGCAGAGGGTATCGTTAAAGGACTCCAAGCAATGATACCCGCTGCTGTAGTTCAAATTACTACTATGCTTGCAATTGCTAACCCTTTCTTGGGACTTCTTGCTGGTGCGGGTATTGGTCTCGCTCTTTATGGCTTACTTGGTATTGCTGAAAATGCTCTTGGTGCACATGAAGGTGGTACTATAACTGCTGATTATTCAGCTCCAAAACATGCTCTTGATACTATCCCCGTTTGGCTAGAGCCAGGCGAATTTGTTACAAAAACCAATATTGCTAATAATCCTTTCAATAAAGCAATACTGCAAACTATGAATGATGGTGGTGATTTAACTGGTATGCTATCAGATTCATTTGTTGGTGCTTCTAATCTCCATCTCGATGGTCTTACTGATGTTGAGTTGGATAATAAAAGGATCGCTATATTATCGCAATCTACTAGCTCTGTGAATGCTCCTATTGATACTGCTTTGCTTGCTAATATGGCTAATAGTCTTAATTCTATCGATTCTAAAATGGATACCTTGGTTGATGAAGTGAAAGATCAAGTTATTGATGTTACAATACAAAATAATAATCGTTATTTTAATAATGAAACTCGTAATTATCGAGTTCCTAATTCTCATAGGTAATTTATGGCTTTTTCAATAAATTTATATGGTGCCGATTCCATGCCAACTGTAGCTACTGTTAGGCAAACTAAATCTTGTACCGCTTCTCTTGTTTCTTGGGACCGATCTCTTGTCGGTTTTACCCCTCAAAAATTAGAGATCGATCCTAAATTTAATCCTTCAACAACTTTATTTCTCGATGGTAATGAAGAAGACAATGGTTATGAACAATCAACGGTGATGATTAAAACTATTCCGCAATTTTTTCCAAAAACTGCGAAATATAATTCAGAATGCTTCCCCGAATTGCCTATCATGCGTTCAAAATACCTATATATCTTATCAACTGATTATAATATTTTGCTTGCTAAAACTCCTACTATTGCATATAGGTTAATTAAAGATGGTGATTACCAACCCGTAAATGATAGAGATGGTTTTATTCGCTCTATGCAATATAATTTCAAACTTGCCAGAGGAGTATTATCATAATGGCTAATTTAGTTGATTTATCCTTTGCTTATCGTTATACTTCTGGTAATATGGAGTATAAACTTGTTATGATACCTGCTTATCATTCAGTTTTACCTGCTTCTATAGAAGAAATTGAATTTCCTCCAGATACTTTCCTTCGTGTTGGTGATATTTCTGGTGGCTTTAAAGCTGGTATGTTTATCGGTTGTCCAGAAGCAATGGAATTAGTGTGCGATGTCCAAGCTAATAATTTCTATGGTTCTTTTACCGATTCTGATTCTACTAGCCATACTTGGCTTTCAGTTGCTCAAGTTATTATCAACCGTGGCTACTCGTCTTTAACTTCTGACCCTACTGAAACTGCTTTTAATTATTATACTAATCGTTGGACCCGCTATAAAAAGAAATCTACTGAAGCTGACTCTGCTTTTGAAGTAGATTTTATTGGCTTTCAAGTTCCTGGTGGTGATACTCGTAGTCGTGAACTTAATTTTGGAGATTCAGAAGCCAAAGAAGTGTTTGAATTACGTTGCCAAGATTATTATCGTACTGTTCTAGCTGACTGTAATCTTGATGCTACGCTTTTAACCCAATTTGAACCTACTTATACCGCTACGATTGAAAACTCTCCTGTTCTCGCTGCAAATCGTATTCCTTTCTTCGATTATCATTATTTATTTCATTTGCTCGATGAACCAGGATTAAATCTTGGTACTTTAAATCCAGATGACCCAGATGATCCTTTAACTCTTAATTCTGCATTTGTTAAAGAATCTTATGAGCTTGTTAGTTATGATGATATTTTTAAATTTTTGGGGTATCGAATATATTATGTGATGAATAAAAAATTAAGAAAATCTGTTGATGCTACTGCTCTTCTTCGCTATCTTACTGGGGGATTTTATGAAACTGAAACTTTTTATAAAGCTACTACTACTAAAGATGATACTATTACTGTAGGTGCTGCTTTAACTGATTCTGATTTTTATTATTTATTAAATCGGAATATTTGGGATGATGATGCTACTGTTAGTTCTCCGTCTTATTCTTCTGTATGGAATTTATTTTCGGATGGCTTTATGAATTCTGATAATATATTTGATTTATTGCACGCTTGGTGCGAAGCTACTGGATGTAAAGTGCTTTCATATAAATATGTTTTAGATGAGACCCGTCCTTTTTATATTGCTAAATGTGATGAGGCTGTTTCCAGTAGTGATGTTGCCGATGCAGTTGCCTTACTCCCTTATATGTTTGCTGATACTTTACTTGCCAGTGAATTATTAGATAATGTTTCTTCAGCGATTTATCATTATAAAGATATGCAGAATGTTATTAGTGATTCTTTCCAAGTCTTATCTCCAGCTTCCTTAAATTCGCAACCATCATTTGAATTAAATGCTTTAGTGGATAATTGTTTCCCTGGTGCTATTAATAATGGTGATGATACTGTTGAGCATGATATGAATTACGGTTTATTGTCTAGTATTTATTTTTCCTTTGATTTTGGAGCTTATTTTAAATCTAATAGTAAATTTTCCAATATATTTTATCTCGATGAGGCTCCTTATGGTGCTGGTAGTTCTACTACTCCTGTTCAAATAGCTGTGAATCCTGTTAATAAAATAAATTCAAATAGTGTTGATTATGGCGATGTAACTGGTTATCCTTTAGTCGGTTCTTTTTATCCTGCTTTTTGGCAGTTCACTTCTGCATGGGTGAACAATTATTATGTTAAGTGGCAAAACTCAATTCAACTTCACGATGCTTATCCCGAGTGGTTACTGGCTCAAATTAATTCCCTGTTTGGCTCTTCTGCCAATCTATTTACTATTAAAGCAAAAATTTCTGGTGAGTTCTTCTCGCCTCAGGATATTATTAGTCCTAGTTATATTACTAAATTAGATTACTCTACTGATTTTAGTTCTTCAGGACTTGATTATGGTGATCCAATTTATGGATTTATCACAGCAATCAATAGTTATGATATTGAAAATGACACTTACGATGTGGATATTGTTCTTTCAAACGGTATTAGTTAAGGACTATTATGCCAAAACTTGATAATTCAAATAAAAAATCTGTTAATACTATCATCGGAGCAATGTTCGGTGATAGTTCTTCTTCTTCATCTACTGGTAGTGGTGGTGGTGGTGGTATAGTTACTTCCACTGTTGAAGCTATATTATGTGCTGCTGCTTCTGCGGACGCTGAAAATGTAACCCTCCCAAATCTTACTACTCTTGATTCTTATACTGTTGCTGTTGGCGATGTTGTTTACCTCCGTTCGCAATCTACTGTTTCTGAAAATGGGCTTTATGTTGTGGGTAC